ACGTGTTGCGCAATAGGGCATTCGATACTGTCGACTGGAATACGGAACGTGAGAACCGATGTGATATTAAGACCGTACCGATTAGCAGCGCTGATGTATACCAGCGGGCCGCCCGCATCTTCTCCATGGCACTCAAGCACGGTAAGCGGCCACAAAAATTTGGATGGCGGGACTACTGGAATATAAGGTGGTCCAGGCTACCCGGCGGGTCTGTCGTGAGCCAATACGATGATGATAAGCGCTTGAAAGCGAGTCTGCCGCTCGAAGCTAGGATTAAGTCTGCCTGGTTCAGCGCCTGCCCAATGGAAGAACATGAACAATGGTATGTGAGGACGCCATCTATATATGCTAGCACCAGCACTAAGTACGAATGGGGTAAGGTGCGGGCGCTGTACGGTTGCGACGTCACGAGCTTCCTACATTCTGACTTTGCAATGGCCAACTGCGAAGATGTGTTACCACAGTATTTCCCAGTGGGTCGCGCTGCGACTGAGGATAACATATCTGCGGCCATGGCAACGTTTGATGAGACCCTTCCAGTGTGCTTCGACTATGATGATTTTAACAGCCAGCATAGCAATACTTCCATGACTGCAGTGCTAATGGCATGGCGTGATGTCTTCAGGCCATATCTTTCGCGCGAACAAGTGATGAGCATGGACTGGACAATTGACTCAATCAACAACGTAACTGTACAGTTTAACGAGTTGGGGCAGCAAGTGACGACACGAGGAACACTTATGAGTGGTTGGCGGCTGACATCCTTCATGAATACTGTCCTCAACAGGATTTACTTGGAACATGCCGGCATGAAAGATCTGGTAGTCTATGCTTTGCACAATGGCGATGATATGTTTGCCGGCGCACGTAATATGGCTGACGCAGTATGTCTCATTAAGCAGGCTAAAGCACGAGGTATAAGGGCTCAAGTAGCTAAAACCAACCTCGGAACGATAGGCGAATTCTTGCGCGTTGATACTAGAGCCGCACAGCCTAGTGCGAAGCAATATCTATCAAGGTCGATCGCTACGGCTGCTCACGGCAGAGTTGAAACGTCGGCTCCGTTTGACATGTGTGCTCTAATAAGTGCACACAAGGAACGAGCAGATGCTATAATTACCAGGGGTGGAAACCCGTACGTTGTACAAGCGATGCTAAAACAACAACTCAGCTTGTGAGCAGACTGTTCGACGTAAACGATGAGACGGTTGCTGCCTACGGTAAGCTACATCCCGTACAAGGAGGTTGTAACGAGCCAG